TGTGGAGCGTAGGGGAAACTGATTTGTAATAATAATAATCTATCTATCAAGTAATTACATTTGTCTATTCTGTCTGTTATTGTCTCCATCACTTGCCCTCTGTCTGATCAATTGATACTTTATAAAGACTTCAAGAGCCTTATCAGTAAAGATCATCTCTATTCTATTCATGGGCTTTCTATCGAATAACTCAGTTAAAAAATTAGGCTTTTCAATATCTAATAGAGAATTATGAAAAGTTAATGGCGTTAATGCATAAGCAATTGCGGAAATAACATTGGCATCACTAAAGGGAACTTTCAGGATTCGAACACTATCATCAATAACTATCTTATTAGAGATAATTGTAATTACCATTGAATCCTTATTAAAAGAGCAAGCAGTTTTTAAGTGATCAGTCAACTTGAAATCAAAAGCTTCAAAAAGTTCAATTATCATCTTCATGATATATAGTTTCTATAGATTATCTCGGTTGGAATAAGACAACCACATTTTAGGCACTTTCTTTTCCCTTAGTTCCCAAATTTCGCCCCAATTCTTTGTACAATTCCCTTATCTCCTTATCTCGTTCGCTTAAAAGTTGTCTTAGTAATTCATTATTGGCCATGTATTTAATGCAATCTTGGCATGGCTTCTTTTTTACAATAGTACCCTCTTCAAAAAAGAAAGATACCGGTACTTCAAACAGTTTGCTTATCTGTTCAAGTACTTCAACATTCATAGTCTGTTTATTAAGTGTATCTGAAAATCCTGAAGGAGATAAGCCGAGTGTTTTTGCAAGTTTATTTACCGACAAATTCCTTTGCATCATTAATACACGTATCTTACTGTAGTCCATATTATTATGATATGTTCATAAATTAGTGCTGCCGATTTATCCAATCTTATTTCCGTTTTTTCGATTTTTTCTTCCGTTTTTTCTTGCTTTTCATCCGTTATTACCTATATTTGCGTTCTAAAAATTAGAATAAAAATAAAGAAAATGCAAGAGGAAAAGAGAAATAGTTTGAAAATGAGCTTTTTAGCCTATTATGAATATAGCGGTACTCTTCGGATTTTACTGAGGGACCGGATAATTGAAGTTCTCGAAATTTCTTTACCTACATTCTATAATAAGCTTAAGGATGACACCTGGTCAACCATTGAGCGACAAAAAATTGATGAGGTTTACCACGAACATGTCGTAAATACTTTGTCAGAAATTTTAGGTATTCCAAAGGAAAACATCAACCTTCTTATAAAATCCTACAATCATGCTTGAGATTTATTGGAATCAATCCTTCACTATGCTCATGGTAGAAGACCTGGAAAAATCAGAAGTCAAAAGGCTTGATGAGGTCGACTATAGCCAATTACAAAGACTAGATGCAGCAATAGCCAATAGCCGACCAGGAATTTACAAGAATCTCTGTGAAGCTTACGGTTACGGACCTCAATACTCTTATGAGAGAGTTTACAATTTTTCAGCTTGTAATTTCTCAACTCATGATGGTCGACCAGATATAAACGAAGACATCCTGATTACAGAAAAAGTTCCCTGCCCATGTCGCCATCGTTGTGTTCTTGGATATTGTCACTATGATAGTGATCTATCTAATAGGGAGCTTCAAGTTGTAAAACTTTTCGCCCATGGCTTTGATGAATCAAGTATCGCTGACCAGTTATTTATTTCTAAGGCCACAGTGCATAATCATATAACGAACATTTACTCAAAGCTTGGCTTATCAGGAACTCAACATCCTGATAGGTTACTAATTACCTACGTTCATAATAACAAATTGTTTTAACCAGTGTCCCCACGCTAAAACCAAACAACCAATGGAATTAAGAAAGTTTAGAATCAGGTATGCCATACTAGTAAATGGCGAGGAATATCCGAATAGTGCCGACTTTACTGCAATAACATCAGAGCAGGCAGAACAGCAACTCAAAGCCCTCCTAAAGCCAGATGTAAATTACATCATCCATGATGTAACACCTCTGTAAGATGAGACAATTAATAATTGCAAGTATACCAATGATAGAATTGGTGCTTGAATCATTGGAAGCAAACGCTTACGCAATTCAATTGCAATTAGCTCAAGAAAATGATGAGCAAAAACAGCAATTTCTTAAGGCAAGAATAAGTGAAATAGAAGAATTGGCAAATCACTGTAATGAAGTTATCTCAAATCTTAAATAAGTATACCATGGTCCAGATTGAAAAAAGAATTCGGTATGGAAACCTCAGGTGGATACCGAAGATAGGAAAAGAAGAAATCATAGAGAGTGGCCCATTTGATAAACTGAACGCTATAAGAACCAGACTAAGAATGGATCCTTATTATTCGAAATCAAAAGGAGAATTGAAGTTAACCTATTAACCCCCGGACTTTAAGTGAGATATATTGATCAGGATAAAATAAACTCGGCTACTGATAGTGGATTAAGGATATTTGAACACTACTTCCCAAATGTCGATCTAAAGTCGAGTAAAACCTTTTTTAAGGAACGTGAGGATGAAAAATCCGCATCAGCACATATATCCTGGCATGATGGCTTGTGGAGAATTACTGATTTTGGTAATCCTGCAGTAAATGGTTTAACAGGCATTGCATATGTGATGTACCGTGAGAAATTAACCTTCTATGATGCACTCTTATTCATTGAAGAAATTATACTTAATCAAAGAACGGAAGCCAGTAGTTTCAAGCCAATAAAATGGGCACCTGAGTATAGCTGGAGGGAAATGACACCTGCTGATCAGAAAGGGAAATACTACTTTACGTTTAAAGAAAAACCCTCGTCTGAAGATCTTGCTTCAATAGGAAGATATGTTGACGAAGAGGTACTGGCTCATTTTAACTGCAGGGTAGTCGATAAGTATGAGTTCTGTGGAACCTCAAAAAAGGAAAACAGAGACATAGTTCACATCTTTCAATCAACCAAAGACTTTCCCATCTTTTTATTTGATTACGGTGACTTTCAAAAGCTGTATAAACCTCACGAAACTGATAAAAAGTACAGATTTCAATACGTCGGCAATAAACCAAAAGACTTTATCTACGGCCTTCAGCAAATAATTGATGCTAAGAATGAATTTGCTGATGAAGAATTAGAACAGCTTAATCTTCCAAGAGAGAAACCTGAAGCAAGGGTTAGAGATATCTTCAGATGCTCTGGTGAAAGTGATGCTATGAATCTATATTCTATTGGATTCCATCCCTACTGGTTAAATTCTGAATCAAAGGATTTCACCTGGCAAATGTATAAAGAGGTCAATGATCTGTGTGAAAACCACTATCAAATTATGGATCTCGATGCAACCGGTCAGCGTGAAGCTATGAAGAACGCTCTGAAGCATATTGATCAATATACAATTGAACTTCCTTCCTGGCTTAAAAGTAAACGAGACTGGAGAAACAATCCATGTAAAGACTTAAAAGACTTTATAAACCTTGCCGGTGACGGTAAGAAATCAACCCAGTATGAATTCCTGGTACTAAAAAACGCAGCTTTAAGAGTAAAATTCTGGTCAAAAACAGTCGATGAAAAGGAAAAAAAGAAGGAAACCTATAACATTAATCTTGAAGATTTTTACTTCTTCCTGAAGGCCAATGGCTTTTACCAGATGGAAACGGGCTATTACAAGAACGCAACATACTGTTACGTAAAAATCACAGGTAAAGCCGTAGAATTAATTCACCCTGCAGATATAAAAAGGATCATTAAAAGATTCACAAAGGAGTGGATCCGGAGCAAGAAGCTGATGGATGCTAAGGCTATTTTGAATAAGCTTAACGCAAGTAATCAGATCTCTGAGGCAAATATGGACACGATCGAGGAAATTGAACTAAACTTCAAGAATTATGATCGATTCACTGAATATCTACATTTCAATAATATCTCTGTTCGTATCCAAAAAAACAAAATTGAGACCGTTAAACAAGTCGATCTCCCTAATTACATTCTGAAAAATCTGGTTGTCAACAATAAAAAAGTATCTCACCTTATAGATAAAGACTTCAGACTAATCAAGGAACAACCGGTAGAAATTAATGCCAACAGTGAATATCAGGAATTACTAGATAAAATTGCCAATGCAGCTACTGAAGAAGAAAGAATCGCTTTACAGCATGAAGAGGCGCAATTTGCCGACATTGATAAGTACGAAGTAAAAATCAATTCTGACTTCTTCTTCACCAATTTTTTATGGGACCTCTCGAGACTGCACTGGAAGAAAGAATTAGAATGGAAGAAACTATCTGCAGAGGATAAGAAAATTAGAAAGCAACCTTTAACAGAGGATGAAATTAAGGAACAGAATTTAGCATTTGCAAACCTTTGTTTTGTTATTGGATACCATTGTGCTCAATATAAAGACCCTGCAAAAGCCTGGTTAACCTTATTGCAGGATAATAAAGTCTCTGAAGTTGGAAATGCATCCGGAGGTTCCGGAAAAAGCCTCCTTAGTGCAGCGATCAGATATGTCAGGGCAAGTTTTTATAAGGGCGGAAGATCGCTTTCAGATAAGGATGTGTTCAAGTTCTTCTATGACGGTTTAACAGAGTTCCATGATTTTATTGAGATTGATGACCTATGGGAATACGCCGATTTTGGATTTTTTTATACCCAAATCACAGGTCCTAGAGAAGTAAATCCTAAAAATTATTCCTCAATAGTACTTCCTTACGAGGACTCAGGAAAGATGCTTATTTCTACCAATTATGAGCTGATGAGTGTAGACTCATCTACATATCGTAGAATCCTTAATGCCTCTGTGAGTGACTATTATCACGAAAAAACCAAACTGAACGATTATGCTGAAACAAGGTCACCATTAACAAAATATGAAAGGCGGTTATATGATGATTTCACTGATGAGGAATGGATAAAGTTTTACAATTTCATTGCTTATTGCATACAACTGCAGATGCGGTTTCATAAAATTCAACCTCCTATGGCCAACCTGGAAAAAAGGCAAGCTAGAAGAGCTATGTCAGCAGGATTGGGTAAAGATGAAGACTTTTTTAAATGGGCAAATGGCTATTTCATTCCATGGTCAGGTGAAGGTAAAAAGCCGGAGACATCACCTGAAGATCATGGCTACTGGAACACATTCATTGTTAAGGACCATGCTTTTCAGAATTTTTGTAAGGGACTGAGTAAAAAGCAGCAGAATGATTACCGGGCAAGTAAATTCAAAAATCAAGTATCAGCCTGGTGCGATTACTATGGTTACAAGTTAAACCCGGACCCTTTATGCACGGGCCCTGAAGACTGCAGGCGAATAATCAGGAAAGTTGAAGGTACCACAGCTGAGTGCTTTTATATTGATGCTTCCCCAGGAGCTAATAAGACAGAAGTAAGTACTAAGCAGATTGAGGTTGTAACAATTCAACCGGTTGACGATGATGACGAACCATTTTAATGAATTAAGCTTATGTTTCTTAAAACAGAGGATAGAATAATCAGACAAATAGAGACGCTTCCTGAAGGATATGAATTAATCACCTCAGGAAAGATAATCGAAGGAGATCTTCGGTGGAACGTCTATGATGATTGCTGGAATTTAACAGACATAACAGGGTCACCAAAACATGACATAATTCTCAATGATTCAGTGAGCAATTTTGGCGGAGTTTGCCGAAAAATTGGAATTGGCCCGGTCAATACAAAATCAAAATTAATCGCTCATTCTCCTCAATTTATCACCATCTAAAATAAGTCAAATGAATTACCACGATGTCGATAGGTTAGTTGCAAGGAATTTTAAGATAAAAGTTCAGCTGATTCACAGTGCAAGTCATGAGAAACATATCATTCTGGCCAGAGCTGCAGCAATAAAAATTAATCGCGATTTACTCAGGTTATCTTTTACAAGATTGAGTAAAATCTACAATAAAAAATCCCATAACACATCAAGTCATTCATATAGAGTTGCAAATGATTCGATTGATACAGATAAGGATTTTAGAGCGAAATACACTAAAGCAGTGGAACAAGCTACAAAATTCAAAGAAAGCTGGAAGCCAAGAAAGCAAAAGTATAACCTCCATTTTCGGCTGAGAGAAAAGGAGATTCCTGTTGATACAAAATCGCGGACAATTTCAATAAGGCCAGACCAGGAAGGACTAATTACCGGTTCCTCGCAGTTGAAGAAAATAATTAAATCTCATAATTATCAGGTTCAATACTCAATACTATAGAAATGACTTACAAGGATTATTGCCCGAATTGTGCATATGGAGGCTGTTCAGCTGCTGAAATCTCTGCAGCTGAAGGAAGAAATAGCGTTAAATGTCCTCAGTTTAAAATCCTTCTTAAAATTGATGATATTACAAAGGAACGCAGTATGTATTTCTATAAAGAATTACCTGCAGGTATGCGTGTGGCCACGAAAGAAGATCTTGTCCCATTTGATATTCCCAAGCTTGGTTTAAAGTTCATTATCAAATCCTTTTATACAGGCAGATTTGAAACAAAATATCTGACCGAAAACACAAACATGGATGAGATATACATTTTCCTGAAGGAAGGACATTGCTTTGTTAAAATCTGAGAAATATGGAACTGTATTTACCTCCTAAGCCGAAAAAGAAGTACAAGATCCTGTGGTCTGAAAAAATGCTCGAGATAATTAAAGAGAAATTTTCTTTCACTTTTAATCGGGAATTAGCAAAAGAGTTAAATGTATCGATGCGGACGCTGATCCGCAAGGCCAGAGAGCTGAATTTAGAAAAAGAACCTGATTTTCTTGATAAAAACAGAGAAACCATAACAAAGATGGCAGTAGCAAATAACTATAATAAATACACCGGTGTTAAGGGCTGGTCTGTTCCAAATAGTGAAATGACCAGGTTTAAACCAGGTCAATCTTCCCTTATGAAGTTTGATCGAGATCTTGTGGCCAGAGTGCATAAAACCAGGAATGAAACAATAAAACGAGAGCGCATCCGGATGCGACTTGGATTATCAAGATTGACCAATCTTAAACTTAAATAAAACTTACCAAATGAAAACATTACAAATCAATGAAAGCAATGCCAGGAGGCTTTATAACAATGCCGCTCCTGAGTTCAAAACAACCTTAGAAGACACCTTTGGAAAGGAGTTCTTTTCTCAATCAGTCATTGACCGGGTCAAGTCATACGAGGACGCCTGCCGTGAGCACGGTGAGGAGCCAATGAATGAAGTCAAGCTAATGACTTCAGGTTTCACAGCTGATGAAATCAATTACCGGAAGATTAAAACCATTACCAAGGCATTAAATGAGGGATGGACTCCTGACTGGACAGATCATAACCAAAAGAAGTATTATCCTTATTTCGAAGTGTCCTCTTCGGGGGTCTTCGCGTTCTACGGTACGTATTACTACTGCTCGGCTACGAACGCGGGTAGCGGCTCTCGCCTTTGCTTTAAAAGCGATGCGTTAGCCAAATACGCCGGTAGCCAATTTACTCAGACATACAAAGGATTCATTTTATAACGCCGAAAGGCACAAAACAACTAAGCACATGGAAAAACAAGAAGTAAAAAAGGAAGTAACTGAAAGAGTTAAAACTTTCGTAGACGCTCAGAAAGAAACAGGTCGTCCTGATGTACCTGAATTCTCAGAAGTCCCTGAAGACCTGAGGGAGTATTTTAAGGCTCAGTACAAAATGGCTGTAATTGCAGAAGCCCTTAACGAAGGTTGGAAAGCCGACTGGGAAGATGACGACCAGGAAAAATGGTTCCCTTGGTTCCGTATGTCCTCTTCGGGGGTCTTCGCGTTCGGCGATACGACTTACGGCTACTCGATTGCGTACGCGGGTAACGGCTCTCGCCTTTGCTTTAAAAGCGATGAGTTGGCAGAATATGCCGGCAAACAGTTCATCGAAGTGTGGGACACAATTTTGAGAAAATAAGATGAAAAGGTTGCCGGGCTTTGTAGGGTTGTCCTCTTCGGGGGTCTTCGCGTTCAACGATACGAATTACAACTACTCGAATACGAACGCGGGTAACAGCTCTCACCTATGCTCTATAAGATATTACAAACCCGGAACCCTGCCACTTGGCAAAAAATAACACATTCAAAAGGTGCTGGTATCCCTCAGGGAGAACGCTCCGAATAGAAAAGCAAAGCAATGAAGCGGATTGGCAATTTATACGATAAAGTTTGTAGCCTTGAAAACCTGAACCTAGCCTTTTATAAGGCTAGGCAGGGCAAGGCCAGCCAATACGGGGTCAAGCTGTTTGAAAAAGATGCTGAAAGTAATATTGCTCAGCTTCAGGAAGAATTGATTAGCGGTACTTACCGCACCTCACCCTACAGCATATTTACAATTTATGATCCTAAGGAAAGGGAAATATACCGCCTTCCATTCAGGGACCGAGTAGTACACCACGCCATCATGAACGTGATGGAGCCTATATGGAACAGTATTTTTATCAGGCACACTTATTCATGCATCAAGGGCAGAGGGATTCACGATGTTTTAAAGAACCTTAAACGGGATTTAAAGGACGTTGAAAACACAAAATACTGCCTGAAGATCGACATCCGGAAGTTTTATCCTAGCATTGATCACGGCATCATGAAGCGGATCATACGCAAAAAGGTAAAAGATGCCCGGTTGCTTCAGCTCCTCGATGAGATAATAGATGGTGCTCCTGGTGTTCCGATCGGCAATTACCTCTCTCAATTTTTTGCCAATTTATACCTTTCTTATTTCGACCACTGGATTAAGGAATCCAAGTCAGTCAGATACTACTACCGGTATGCTGATGATGTTGTAATTCTGGCATCCAATAAGCCTTATTTGCATAATCTCCTGGTTGAAATCAATCATTACCTGATTAATGAACTCAACCTGCATTTAAAGGGCAATTATCAGGTATTTCCCGTCGAATCCCGCAGTATTGACTTTGTCGGGTATAAATTCTTCCACACGCACATATTGATGCGCAAATCAATTAAAAAGCGGCTCTGTCGTAAAGCGGCAAAGCTGAATAAAAAGAATATTGATGAAAAGCAGTACAGGATGCAAATAGCCCCTTGGTTGGGATGGTCAAAGCACTGCAACTCGAAGCACTTGTTAAGAAAAGTAATAAAGCATGAAAAAGTTTTCTGATTTCGGAATTAACACACTTGAGAATAAGCACATATTCGCCGTGCCGGTAGTATCCATTGAGGAGCTCACGAACTGCGAAATAGAAGTACTGGACTTTGAATCCGGAATTAAAACCCGACATGGTGATGGCCGGTATATAGTTAAGGTTAAGATTGAGGGTGTTGAAAGGAAGTTTTTTACAAACGCAACCCCGATAAAGGAGGCATTAGACCAGGTATCAAAAGAAGATTTCCCTTTTACTACCATCATCAAACAACAACGTTTTGGTAGTGGAAGCGGTAAAACGTTTTATTTCACTTAATTATATTAAATCATGGATAAACAAGTACAGATATTCCCATCAATAAAAGCAAGGTTATTATGCGAATATGAGAAAGATGATTGGCCGATCATTGACCAGGCTATACAAGATCTTCCAGACGATAGTTTAATTATTGCTGTTGGATCTAATGGGTTCATAAGTAAAATGGGAGAAGTGAAACCTGAATTTTACCCAGCAAAGGTATATGTTGTAACGAGCATTGATTGTGCTTACACAGTACAGGCTTTAAAGCGAATTGGTTCTTTGCAATTTCGCAGTGAAACATTAGCAGACAAAATCATTGCACTAAAAGAAACTGAAAGCATTCCTGAGGAAATTCTAACAGAATTGAAAGGTCTGATAGAAGATTGCGTAAATGCAGCTGTTGAGCCAATTTCAAAATTCAAGATACTGATGAATTTTATTAGTATCTGCGGAAAGAGAGGTATGAGTTTTCTCAATCCTTTCAATACTTATACTATGAATATTAACAACTGTTACTTATTGTCCGGAACGGAGGCTGGAGAACAATGAATTACCTTACTTTTTTAACAAGCCTGTGCATTATTTTAATTGCGATTATTCTCTACTTAGTCAAAATGATTTACCAAAAGGATTTAACCATAAGTAAACAGAATGATTCAGTAAGAGTCCTTAAAAATCAGAATAAAAGTCTTGGCGAAAGGCATGACTGGATGTACGAAGAATCAAAACGTGATCGTGAATTACTTAACTGGTTGCACGAGGCATTGAATGAGTACAATTGTAAGATTTGTCTTGACGTGAGAAAAAACAAAGGGAAGGCCAGTGAATATCAAATTTGGTGCAATTCACAAATATTTGAGGCTAAGAAAGGTCCTACTTTGAGAATAGTAATAGGGAAAGCTATGAAAGATGTTAAACAATTTTGGATAAAGTCAGAATGAGTAAAAAGTTATCAGCGTACCAGATTTATATTAAGGTACATAAAGAAAATCTTACCAAAGAGCAGTGTAAGCAGTTATTAATCGACAACGGGATAATCGTTCCAAAATCAAAATCAACCGGCAAGGAGGCGGATAAAAATGAGCTATAACCCAATGATATTTATACAACCACAAATTAGCTTTCAATCAAGATTGCCAATTGGTGATGAAATGGCTAAATTGTTCCTTAAAAAACTTCAAGAAAAAGCTCGTGGCACCTGGGAAGAAGAAATTATCGCCTTGGCCAGGGAATGTGGTTTTGATGTAAATGATGCTATGCCAATGACTATTGGCCAGTTAGAACTTATTAGAGATGGTAAAAGCTATTTCTTCCACGACTATGCACCCAAAGGACCACCGTACAATCCTCCCAGTACAGGGATTAAAGTAGGATAAGACACTTTCTTTTGACAATTGGGGAAAGCCTGTGCAGTAATGTACGGGCTTTTTTAATGTAATAATGGCTGTTCCCGGCATGATCCAGTGTGGCCAGCTCATGACAAAAACGTGAGATCAGCCGGCCTGGTTATTTATTCCCCTTCAGGGAGTTATTTGCAGGCTTCTGGTGATAGATGACCGGCTGATTGAACACCTTATTATATTTTCGTCCTATTATACGCTCTATTGTCTCAAAAAGTAAGCTTAAAAAATGGTAAGGCCTTAGGGATTACTACATATAGTGGTATGAAATAATTTAAAAAATTTGCATTTTTGCCATCTCCTCCCCCAACCCCTAATTTCTATATTATTTTGTAACCTGTAACTTTATAGGATATAATACAGAGAATTAGAGAGTTATACGGTTACAAAAAGGTTACAAACTTTAATAAAAATTGTAACCAAAGAAAATTTGTAACCTTTTTACTCGACAAAAACTATCTGGTTACAGAAAAGTGCGAAAATTTGTAACTTTTGTAACCGCTGATAATCAGATATATAAGGATACGGTTACAAACTGGATTGTAACTTTGTAACCTCTGAGATACAGAGTGTTACAGAGCTAAAAACCTCAGGTTACAAATTTTCTCACTTTTTCAGAAAAAAAATTCAGGGTGGTGACATCACTCACTTATTGACATGGCAATAACTTTTCCCTAAATGAACTTTTTTTAAAAAGTTTACAATTGTAAATTTATTGCATGCAAGCTATAACCAAAACCGAAAGGAATATCCAATTATTCTTAAGAAAGCCCTATTTTGAAAACTACCTGAGATTTATTTTTGAATCTCACGAAGGACCTATTATTATTAATAGAGACCATGAGATAGGAAAGTACCTATTTTCACGTGTCAGGTATTCCAATTTAAAGACCAAAATTGAATATACCGGTCATTCAGTAGAAATAGTCTTGCCTGCAAATAAGAACGATTGCTCCAGGTCTAATTTTATTCATTACACTTCGGATGACATGTTAAGAATAAATGACTTTATTGAGTCATGCGCTTATCTTGATTTACGAATGATGATTGACGTTGGAAGTAGGGATCTTAAAATGGATAGAAAAACTATAATTTCTGTCTTTTCTGATTTCGTTTATGGTGAAGATAAATATGAAATGCTCAAGAAGGATGAGTACAGAAAGAGAAAAAAAATAGTCGATTGGTTAAAAAAGAGTTCTAAACAGTTAGGATACAATATATTATAAAATCCATCATCTAAATGTCCCCTCACAGGGGACATTTAGATGATGAAACGCTAAAAATTTAAAAAATGCTGATCAATAAACTGTCATACAAATTTGCTGAAGCTGATGAACTTGTTCAGCTGAATATAAGAAATCAATCAGGTACATTTAAAGATACTTCTCAGCCGGTCAGGCAGGGAGTATCAAATTTGAGCGAAATAATCGCATATATTCCTAATATTAGTCCGCAGGCAGATATCGAACTTAAAAAGATAGTGGCGCTGGGTGCAATATTTGTTTGTGAGGATATTGCCGGTTACAGTTATCAAATTGGAGATGATGAAATAAAAGCATCACTTCTACTGGATAAAAAAAATGAAGGCAAGGCAGGATCCAATTACGGTTATGATTTAAAAATCACTTGGAATTCAGCGTCTGGAGCTACAGTCAAGTCCTTTAAATCAGAATAATGTAATCGTAACATTGTGGTATAAATACCGCAATGAAACCTTACCAACCACATTTAATTTCTGCAATTTTATCTGAGCCATGGGCAATCACCGAAAAATTTGTGAATGACCAGGCTGTCACGATTGCACATATTCTTAATGGAGATGTGCTTTTCGAAAAAGGATCACCGGTAGAGCCGATAATAAAAAGCATCCCTTTAAAAGCTGAGTTTGATGATGATGAGGATGCGTTTGCAACAAAAAATGACCTGAAGAGTATTTCAGTTATTTCAATTGCCGGGGCATTAACAAAGTACTCTCAGTTTTGCGGGCCGGTTGGTATGAAAACAATCGGACAATGGATCCAGCAGGCCGATAATGATTCAAATGTTTCCGGAATTCTTCTGGTTATAGATTCACCTGGTGGGACTGTTGCAGGTACTGAAGAATTAGGAAATATAATCCGGGATACTAAAAAACCCATTGTTGCTTTTATCGATGATCAGGCTGCATCAGCTGCATATTGGTTAGCCAGTCAGTGTGATGAGATAATTGCTAATAATAATACGGCAATTGTAGGGTCAATTGGAGTATTAACCAGTTTTATTGATGCTCAACCGGCACTTGAGCTACAAGGTTACAAGTTCCATACAATCACAGCTCCCCAATCAACGGACAAAGTAAAAACATGGAATCAGCTTCGCGCAGGGAATTATGAAGAGTATAAAGAAAACTTCCTTAAAATATTCGCTGAGCAATTTATCAATACGGTTAAGGCAGGCCGTGGCGATATAGATGAAAAGTATTTTACTGCAGACATCTATTTTGCAAAAGATGTCATAGGTCCACTTATTGACTCAATTGGCAACTTTGATTATGCCATGCAGCGAGTAGCAAAACTTTCCTCGAAAAATTCGAAATCCTCAAATAATAAAAATTCGATGTCAAAACCTGAGTACAAGAGGCTTGCTAAAGCTTCAGGAGTCCCTTCATTTGAAAGTGTTGACGGCTCAATTACGCTTCAGGCTGATCAGGCTGCATTGGTTGAGACTGCTCTTGAGCAGAGCGAAACTGCAACAGCCCAATTAGACCAGGAGAAAACGAAATCTACTAATCAGCAATCACGGATCACTGAACTTGAAGGTCAACTTCAAACAGCCAATGAAGAGATTACTGAACTCAAAAAAGGAGCTGGTGCTGAATCAGCAACTATTACCAGGGAAACGGACGGCGAAGAAAAATCTTCAGATAATTTCTACGCCCGCTTTAACAAACTTAAAAACATCTAAAAAGTGGCCTTAGACATAAATCAAGCCCTTATTGATGCCGGTGTAAAGTATAAGAAAGAACTTCTTACTATGCCGGTTGCGGAGTTAGCTGATATCCTTCAGTACATGTCCATTGAAACCGGACTACAAGGAAAAAGGATAGGTGGTACACTCGACACTGATGCGCAATTACGTCCATACAGGACAGCAAAAGACGCATCTGATAACACTGTCATCGAACCTTACGAATTTGAAGTATTCCTCGGTGATGTTGTTAAAGAATTTGACCCGAATAAAATTTTGGGTACCCTCTACACTGAAACAACTGACAAAAAGCCTACTGACCGCGAAATTGCAAGATTGGTTGCACTTCGTATGGCTAAGAAAGTTGGTGAAGCTTTGTATGATGCAATGTTTACTGCTGTTCGCAATCCTGCAGGTAATTCAACCGCAGATCTCTTCGATGGTTTTTCCACTCAGGCAGCAGCTGCTGTGGTAGCTGGCAAACTTTCATTAGCTAAGAAGAACTATCAGGACCTAACAGCAGAAGCAATGACAACTGCCAACTGTGGGGACCTTTTAAAAGCAGCTTACAGAGCAATACATAAAACTCTGAAAAAGCAGAAGGTTAACATGTACCTTCCTACTTCGGTTTTGGAGATGTACGAAGACTGGTTCCAGGCAGAATTTGGCCATGCACCATGGAATGAAGGCTTTGATCAAAGTAAAAAAACTTTGGTTGGTAGCCGTGGAAAATGCTTCTTTGTTCCTTTGGACAACATGGAAGACCAGGATTTCATTTACATAACTGTAAAGGATAACATGCTGGTAGGTGTTGACCAGGAAAGCGACAAGGAAAAAGTGAAAATCCGCGAGTGTGACAACCCAAAGATGGTTCAATTTTTCATGATGGCCTTCTTTGGCGTTGGATATGATACACTTGATGCTCGCTATTTGTGCGCATTAAAATTCACCACTGAAGCTGTAGGAGGATAAGAGATGCCATTATTATCATCATTACCATGGAACGACGGTCAAATTAATCCTTCAGGGATTAAGACCATTATTTACTTTGCACTGAAAAGCTGGATTAAAACGTTTCCTAAAATTGTAGCAGCCCCGGCAACCCCGAAGGAATTTGTTACCATGGGAGGAGATTTTGAAATGCAGGCTGGTAAAACCTTTATGAGACTTTATTCCACACAGGGTAAAGGCAAAGTAAGCTGGGAACCAATCGGAGAAAAGGACCATAAAATGTTAACCAACAAAGGATCATTTTCTTTTCCTGATATTTCAGACGAGGCAAAAGCCCTTGCTAAATCATTACTTAACAGCAATGTTGTAATGATTGTATCACTGCCACATGAATCTGAAAAGAGGTTCATCATGCTCGGTTCAGAGGATTATGACACATCAGTAACTCCTAAAGGTGATTCAGGCGATAAACCAGGATCAGACAAAGGAATTACCTTCGACGTTGAAGCCCCTGACTCCACTCCATTGCCATCATACGCAGGTTCCCTCATCCTTGAGGATGGAACACTTGATTGTGAGACAGGAGTCTTCACCCCTACACCTGCAGGCGGATAATGCTGGTAAAAAATAAATAAGGCAAACGAACCCTGTTCTTTAAGTGGAACAGGGTTTCTTTCATTTTAACACCTTTTAAAAAATGACACTGTTTGAGAAAATCAAAGAATACCTTGGGTCAAAAGAGAAGAACTTTGACGAAGGATTAAAATTATACACACTGGCCAGTCACCAGCGTTCAATCATGCTGTATCTTCAAAGGAAAAGAGATGCTGTAAAACTTCAGTATGAATTAGGCAAATTGTTGAAGCTAATGCCTGATCGTCTTAGGAAAATTATACTACCGGATGAAGAGCCAAAAACTCCTGATACTCCTATTCTTCAGAATGAAAATACCGAAGGCCCTCAAAAAACTCTTGAAACTCCAGTTGTTCAAAATAACAATACTGAAGGCCTTCAGGAAACTGAACACAAAATTGTTGAGTTCAGAAAGGTCAATCCTGAAGATCTTCCGGAAGAATTGAAACCTTTGTACGATGAGATCAGCCAGGCTCACAAATCAATGCGCAGCACTCATGAAAAAATGAAACTGGCCGAAACAGATGATGAAAGGGCTGAACTAAGAAAAACCCTGATTCAACTTGATGATTTTGTCAAAGCCGGATGGGAAACTATTGATGAATATTTTCTACTGCAGCAACAGGATAAAAAAGAAGAAAAGCCTGTTGAGAAGAAAGAGGATGATTCTTCAGTAAATGAACTTGGTAAATCAATTAATGCTGCAAGATCGTATATTAGTAGGGGTATCACTGATTATGGTAAAGCAGCTGAAGAAAAGAAACCTGATTTAAAAAAGAAGATCCTGAAAAGAATAGATCTTCTGATTGAAAATAAAATCGCGGTTTCTAAAGAAACAAAGAATTCCCTGGTGGATTTAAAAATTATTGCTAAAAACGCAAAGCTACTTGTTGAATGACATTCACTGGGTAGATGCTAATATAGCAGTATATTTAACAAATAACATCCAGGCACATCACATCTTTGATTTCATGCTTGAGGAGCTGACAGGTAATCTTAAGATTATTGTTAGCTCCTTCGCTATTACTGAGCCATGGGTAAGGCGCCTGATCAGGAGCCGTCAGCGGATCACTCACATAACTTTATTTCTTGATTTTACTGTTGCTAGTCGAAAACCGAAAAATACTGACTACACCTCTAGAAATGTGGATGAGTTATGGTTAACGAATAACCATTCAAAAACCATTTACATGGACAATGGAACAGATAGGATTTTGTCGATGATGTCTAACAATGCGACAAATAACCGGCGTTATGAATCAGGAGTCCTTTTTAAAAACCATCCAGCTGTCGAACTTTATCTGCAGAATATTGAGCAGATGAAATTAGATAGCGTACAATGGACGAAGTAAATAAACTTATTGAAGAATATGCCGGGCTGTTCTTGACTATAGAAGAAATTGCAGTGCTCCTGGATGTTGATCCGGCTGAATTAAGAAGAGATATCCGGGGTGGAAAAAGTGAACGCTCAAAGGCTTATAATAGAGGGAAATTAAACAGTATTCTTGAAGTTAGAAGACAAACAGTGGCATTTGCAAAGAAAGGATCACCATCAGCTGAAGAATTAGTTCAAGGCTACATCATAAAACAGGCAAAGAATGAATAAGAAAACGAGGCTTGAGAAATTCAAAGATTATTTATTCGAGGATATTGATGAGATATCAGTACTCATGAAGATTCCCAATTTATCAATTGCTGAAAGAAACCTGATCCTCAGGTTTCGATTTGCATTCTCCAGATTGCTTGAATCACCATCCCTTCAGGACAAAAAACTAAGAGATGATCTGATGAATGAATTTAAAATTAGCGAAACTCAAGCTTACAGGGATATTGCTGACATAAAGCTGTTCCTTCCCAATTTTAAAGCTGCAGGTAAGGAATGGATTCGCTACATGGTCAATGAAGAATTAAAACAAGCTATTCAGGATGCTAAAGATTCTGAACAGCTAAGAGAGAGGATAGAAGCCATCAAGGCTCTTGGAAGATATAATAAACTGGATAAAGATGATGCTGAACAAATACCATGGGATGAAATAGTACCAGTTGAAATAGAACCTACTAGTGATCCTTCAGTCTTGGGAATTAAGATCATTCCAAATATAGATGATGAGGTTAAAAAGCTTTACGAAAAGTATAAAGCTGAAATAGAAATCGAGGATATTGACTATAAAGAATTAGACCAGGATGGAGAAGAAACAAATTTACTTCAATAACCCTCAGTTAGAATTTCGTTACGTAGCTGCTCATACATCGGTTATAGTAGGAGGTCGACGATTTGGTAAGAGCCATGGTATTAATGCTCCCTGGCTGCTTCGCAACCTTCAGCACATGCCTCGATCAGCCGGTGGTATTGTTGGATCAACATTTCAACAAATCCTCACCCGGACTCTACCAGGAACTCTCAAGGCGTTGGGCGATATGGGATATCGGCGAAACGTACACTACTATATTGGAAAGGAACCGCCACCAGAGGCCGGATTTATAAAACCAGTAATTGAACCAGCGAGTTATAAACATGTGATCAGTTGGTATAATGGCTCCATCCAGTTCTTAATAAGCCAGGATATTCCAGGAAGCTCAAATTCACTGACCCTTCAGTACATAATGGGAGATGAAGCCAAATATCTTGACTTTGATAAACTTAAAGATGAGACATTTCCTGCTAACGGAGGATACAAAGGACCATGGAAAAACTCTCCTTGGTTGAACAGCATGCTTTTTACTTCAGACATGCCATCATCTAAACGCGGATCATGGTTCCTGAACTATAGTAATAAGATGGATACCGGTGTAATTGATGCTATAAAAGGGTTGGTAAAAAGAATCTATGATTTGAAGCAGGAAAAACAAACTGAATGGACCAGACGAAAACTAAGGGAATATTCTCTTTCCCTGGCACAGCTCCGGAGCGTAGCAGTTTATTATAGGGAGTGGTCAACCATTGAGAATTTACTAATACTGGGAAAGAAATATATAGCGACACAAAAACGAGATCTCCCTCCTTTAGTGTTCGCGACTAGTATAATGTGCATAAAACCGGGCAAACTAAAAGACGGATTTTATCCCGGACTCAGAGATGAGCATTTTTACACTGCATATGACAACAATTATTTAGAGAATTTAGAATACAATTTTGAGAAAGCAGCAAAACAATCCTGTCTTCAGGATGGGGATGTTGATCTATCCAAACCAATATGCGTATCATTCGATTACAATGCAAATATAAACTGGCTTGCAGCTGGTCAGCAGTCAGGAATAAAAGCAATGGTACTTAAAAGCTTCTATGTTAAGTATCAGCGAAAATTGAGAGAGTTAGTAGACGATTTCTGTAATTACTATTTTCACCATAAGACCAGGGAAGTAATTTATTATTACGATTCGACAGCATTAGGGTCTAATTACGCTGTCAGTAGTGAAGATTTTGCTTCTGTTATTTGTAGCCAGTTTGAAAAAAACAGATGGTCCGTGAAACGTGTATATATGGGTAATCCAGCACGGCATAATGAAAAGCATATGATTATTGACCAGGCATTTAAAGGACAAAAGTATCTTATGCCAATGATCAATGAGCCAAATAATGAAGCGTTAAAAATTGGTTTAGAGCACTGTGGTACAAAGATTGGCCCTCTTGGTTTTCAAAAAGACAAAGCTGGCGAGAAACTTGCCGAGACAGAAGAGGATCGTCTAGAGCATAGAACGGACGGGACGGATGCTTTTGATACTTTAATGCTTGGTATGTTCTTGTATCCACAACAAACCTATTATTCTCCAATAAGACTATCTACTAAGATCTTGTAGAAGAATTTTTGCATCAGGGCTTTTACCGGCATTTTTCCTGCCCAAAAAAGATAAACTGAAAAATGCGGTAAAATGAGCTCAAGCCGTGAAGAATAGCAAAGATTAATTCAATGAAATTACCGTTTGTTCTGAACACCGAATAGGGGGGAGGCTGCCGAGGAACGAGGCAGCCGGGGGGCTGATGCCCCTCGGCTTGATTTAAGCCTTTTTAAGCGTCTTATGCTCTCATTGGTGTTCTTATATCGTACTCGGTTTTAATGGTAATACAGCCATCCTGAATGATTACATACGCATGATTTTCGGGTGTGAAACCTGCCTTTTCTAACCAATTACCCTCAATTCTGAGAAAAGGGTAAACGGTTTTTTTATTGTGTTTTCTGCATCTTATGCCTGTGTGAATTTTCAAACGTCTCATATTAATTTCGCTCATGCTGCCTCCCTAACTTCTACCTGTGAATTACTGAATAAATAACATATAGGAAAAAAATCTTCTTCCTTTCCTTCTTCCTTTGAGGGTTCAACCTTTTTGAGTGGTCGGGGACTTCCCCAGATGGCGAAGGCTCGGCTTCCTTTCTTTATTTTATACCCTTTTTCAATCCAGTCAAAAAATGTGTGAAACTCTGAATTATCGGCATCTCTATAAAAACATTCAATTAATGCCTCATTAACAGAATCGTACACGCATTCCTTAACCAATGGTTTAACCTGTTGACTTAACGCCTTTAGTTCTTCCCTACGCTCGTTTACTTTCTTTGTCATGTCTCAAATAATTTAGCCTGCAGGAATTAAATCCCTGCAGGCAATTAAAGAACTAAGCGGCTAACAATTTACTTTCAATCGTATTGATACGATCCTGGATGTTACCAATGCAGATTGAAATAAGGGTTTCGACTGCTGCAGGGTCATTGCTTGAGAATGAAGCTTCTCCCCCTCCATTAGTAAGCATAAGGCCGGTACTGGTGTTGATCCTGCTCCTGAAGTTGTTTAATTTATTGATTTGGTTGGTTAAATTGGCGTGTTGTTCGGTCAGATAAAACTGATCATTAACTTTTTTAATCACTTCGTTAATGTTAATCACAGGTTTCGGCTCCTCTTTTACTTCTTCGTTTACTTCCTCCTTTGTTTCTTGAACTTCGGGTTTCAAAATCTGCATGATTGCGGTTTTTGATTCTTCACTAGTTTGATTCTCTGCTAATTTTTTTACTGCGTTTTTCATTGGTTTGTTTGATTTAATTGTTAGTAAATGAATTAATTACACTATAAATTTACGAATAGTAAATGAATTATGCAAGAAAAAAGTTATATAAATACCTATGTAACAGGTAGTTATAAAGACACCCATACAAATAACATGGCTTTATAGATGTAATATAAAGCCATACCAATTCAATAAAAATTTTCCCGATTTTTTTCATTTCAGGCATCAAAATAATTGCCTCAAACGACTCCCATTATTCCAAATTTAACAGCCTGAAAATGAGAAAAATAGGGTTTGAAAAGGGGATTTTATCCCCTTTTCTCTGTCTGAAGACCCCGCACCGCGCTGAACTCGGCTCGTAATTACGAGACAGTAAACACATGTAATATGCATGAATGTATAGTGGTGGTTTTTGAATACAAAACGAATCTAAACTAATCGCATATGCTATTGGTGGTTGTGGCTCTCGCGAGCCGTTAGGTTGGATATGTTGTATAAGTTAAGTTTATCTAATACATTTGCTTAGTTGAATTTAATAGCATGAATAGAAGAGTTGTGTTTGGTATGATACCAGTAATGGTTGGAGGAATTATCTATATAACTTTCAGAGCTGATAGTTTATTGATGTTTCACTGGCTAAAAGTAATAGGCATATATAAAGAAGTACATGAGTTACGTTCGCTTCAAATTCTGCAGAATTTAGACATTCCGAGTTGGGTTAAATTTAGTCTACCAGATGCATTGTGGTTACTTTCTTTTAATTACATTCTCTTAGTAATGTGGGAATTTAAGGTTAATAGTAATTCAGTCGTTTGGATACTTATTGCCCCAGCCGTTGGATTATTCTCTGAAATTGGTCAGTTTCTGAATGTAGTACCAGGGATATTCGATATCATAGATTTGGTATTCCTTATATTAGCAACTGTATTGCCTTTCCTTACAACAATACATAAAACACTAAAAAACAAGATCGTATGAAGACAAAAACAACACATTTAATGTCTGCTATCGCCGTTCTATTTTTCATTTTTATCGCTTTCGGAAGTGGTGATGATGATAAAACAAATGCTAATGGAACACAAATGACTGAGCGACAAAAACTAGTTGACAGCCAATTCAGCTCATGGGATGGTTCACATAACGGTTTGACTAATCATATTAAGGAGCATATGAATGACCCTGATAGCTATGAGCATGTTGAAACAAGATTCGGTGACCATGGCGATTATATACTTGTGATTACTAAATTTAGAGGAACTAATGCTTTTGGAGGAAAGGTTATCAATACAATAACTGCAAAGGTAGATTTGAAAGGAAATGTAATTGAAGTAGTGAGTCAAGAATAAAAGGTTATTGGAATTTTTATTGATTTTTCCATTTTCTCTATTATCTTTGCCCCATCATTCAGCCTGACATCTGGATGATAGTTCCTTAATCGCTAACCAATGTCAAAAGAAAAATCATTTAACTTAATAGGGAAAACCCCTGTGTATCTTGCCCGCAAGGGCAAAAGCTTTAGCGAGCTTTGGAACGGATGCATGGGGGTTTTTCCATTAGGAGAAAATGAAAATGTTACAAGCCGTAACCATTGAGCAAGTTGAACGCTCAACAAATCTTATCGATGTTCTAAACTACATCAGGACCGCAACTTCAATTGAAAGACGTGTTATTGAAATCAGGCTGATTAACAGCGGTTCAATGCTGGTCCAAAAGAAACCTTCCTTATTCAAACAGGTAAAAGCAGAGATTAAGTATACTCTGTTTAACCTAAACTATATCTTGAAAAAGGGCATCTTCAATAAATTATTTTATGTCCGTTCTTTCAGAGTTGTCTCTCTTCCTTACCATCTGAGGACAGAAATAGTTGAGTATTGCAATAAAGCAAATTACAACGTAATGGATGTGCAGTTTGTCCGGGAGGAAATGGACTATTTCAGTATGCTTCATAAAGGCGAAAAGACTTACCTGGGTTATTTTATTGCTGACAATATTCTAGACTAGGAGGCTGAGAAATGGAAAAGACAACTGCTATTGCAAAAGTTAATGATGTGGAGATCCTGATCATCCAGTCACAAAAGTTGGTGCCAATTAAGCCAATTTGTGAAGCTCTAGGTATTGATTATCCTAATCAATATACCAGGTTAAAAAATGATCCTAATTTGGGTTCAACCATTGTGTTAAACACAACGGTTGGAGCTGACCAAAAAGAGCGTGAAATGGTATGTCTCCCCTTCAAGTATGCTTTCTGGTGGATTGCAAAGATTGATGCCAGGAACGTCAATGAAGACTCCCGGGAGAAAGTACTCGAGGCACAGAATAAAGTGTATGATCTTCTCTGGGACTCCCTAAATGCATATCAGGAATACGTTGAATATCGCAATCAGCTCATCGAAGAGCAGAATGCCATCAGGGACGCTGCGCGGATTGACTTTAACACGGCCAAGGATAAAATGATGGAAGCCGATCGTGAGATGAAACGCCGTTTGGCAGTGACATTTCAGGACTTTCTTGAAAGTAAGGGACAATTACGGTTAGATTTTGATAAAGATCATGGCCATGAAGAATAAAGAAGCAAAGTTGCAATATAAGATTGGAGATGCTGTACTTTCAGAAGAGGCAGCTGAAAAGTTGGTTTATTGGCAAGAAAATGATAATGAACCTATTGAAGGGATAATTTGTAGCCTTTTGAAAGTTGGGAGATTCATAGCCTGTAAATCAAGTTCAAATCAATTTAATGATGAGGAAATGGCAGAATCAATGCGTCATATTATAACAATATCAGAGTTAGCCAGGGACATTGAGGTGTTCAAAAAATGATTATCTTTGTACTGTTTGATGGTGATCCCCCTTTGTATTCTGTATTTTTCATAGATTGATTGTTAGTAAGAGCCCTGTTGACCACAGGGCTTTTTTAATTAATGTTCAAGAGAAAGACTTTGTGCAGTAACTTTGAAGAATGTTAAACAAACTCCCTTTTGAAATGGAAAAAAGAAAAGAGTCAATGGATGGCGAAACATTTGCTGAGCATGGACAAAATGAAAAAGTTAATGATGGTGGAACCTTTTTAGAACACGGAACAGAAAAAGATGCATTTGATGGAGGCGAATGGGACAAAGAAATTGAAGAACTAACGTAGGTGATTCATTAATCTAAAGAAAATTAAGGAAGCTTGGTTTAATAACCAGGCTTTTTTTTGTCCTTTTCGTAATTGTATAACAGCAATAGATTTGGATTATAATTTAACCCAAATCAACAAATGAAAAAAATCCTTATTTTTCTTTTCGCGTTGGCTCTGGGCGTTGGCATATCACATACTTTTGCAAGTGGAATGCAACCTCCCGGCCATGATGAAGTAATTACAGTAACCACTGTATTACCATCAAATGAAATGCCGGTACCGGCTATTATGAATGTGGTTAACCAGGAAATGGAAGCCACTTACATTTTCAACTGCAAACAGGTTGACATACCTGAAGTTCAATCCGGATCTTCTGGTGGTATCTCTGATCTATGCGTTTTAACCAGGGAGATTAAAGTACAACCATTGAATTGGACACAATGTGCAGATCCACATCGAACCTCGAATAGTGATCTATTGGGGTGCACCCAAACAAAGATTAGCAATTCACCGGTATTTGCCATAACCTGTAATTACCGATTTCTCCTGATTTAGATTTCTATATTCTTGCATCGTAAAGGCTTGCCAATTGGCAGGCCTTTTTGCGTTAGGGATTGCAGGCGATATCCTTTGTAAAAGATAAAGCCGTAAAGCCCGACCCTTTAGGGTAACGCCCTGATAGTGTCCTTTATCATGGAATCATTGCTGAGTATAATTGTAATAAATTAACTCATAAAGATGATCCTACTTTCCAACTTACACAAAGTGATTGAAAAGGGATTCTTTGCAATAGCATTCGTAAAAGAAAACGGTGAGATTGTAAAAGTTCAAAAAGCCCTGCTTACATCCTGGCATTCTAAAGGCCGGACACTTAGAATAAAAATACTTCCTTCTATGGAAGTCAGATCAATCAGGCGATGTACAATAATAGCCTTTAATGATCAGGAGGTATGTCTATGACAAATAAATCCTTTATCGTTGATGGCTTCACTTATCTTCCTGAAGCGGAAGCAATAATTGCACAGGGAATTTCAAAGGATATGTTTGAAGAACCCGAGAGTCCAATAAGTATTGGAGAGAACAGGATCGCACCATGGGGAGACTCCAATAACCTTCCAGCTGAGATATTTGACCTGATAGAAAAGAGTGAAGTAGTTGGAACAAACAACCAATTTAATATCCTGATGGCCTATGGGCAAGGAATTAAACCGGTCATAAGAGTTACTGAAGGTGATAAAACAAAATTCAGCGACTGCAGGGATGAAAGAGTTCTTGAATTCTTTGAGAATAATGATATCTCAGGATATTACCTCGAGCAGTGTAGCGACATGTGCACTTTCAATAATGTGTTTCCGGAAATCATTCTTACCAAGGACCTGAAGGAAGTGTATAGCTTGCGACATAAAGAAGCTATATATAGCCGGTACGGAGTAGCCGATAAATCAGGAAGCATCTTCAGACATTATTATTCGGCCAAATGGAAAGATGGTGCAACTGAGAATGATCTTTTTGTTACTGATGTTCTTAATAAGTTTAACCCTTTTAATGACCTGGTAACAAGGATAAAGGAAAGAAAAGTAAAAACTCCAAGATTCATCATCCCCGTAAATTTCCCTACTCCTGGTAAAGTATATTATTCAAGGCCTCCTTTCTGGTCTATTTTCCGCTCAGGGTCCTACGATTTCTCCACTATGATCTGGGAGTTCAAAAAAACCCTGTTAAAGAATGGACTTAAAGTAAAATATATCATCTATATCTCTGATAAATACTGGGAAAAGATATTTAAGGATGAGAAGATCGATTTGAACGATCCTAAGGCTGTCAGTGATCGGATGGAAGCAGAGCTTCAGACAATCAAAGATTTTATGTCCAATGATAAAAGTTCCGGTAAGGGTCTGTTGGTGTATAAGCAAATGATTGCATCAGGATCAGGCGCTATCGAAGAAAAATACTTAAGCATTGATGTGCTGAAAACTGACCTGAAGGGAGGCGAATTCCTGGAAGATTCCTCAGAGGTCAGCAATATGATATCATACGCAATGTCGGTTCACCCTAATCTTATTGGCAGTGCACCAGGGAAATCCGGAGGCAGCATGTCTGGGACTGATAAAAGGGAGCTGTTCATGATTAAAGCAGCTTTAATGAAGCCGTATCGAGACAGACTATTAAAACCACTCTACCTGATAAAAAGATTCAACAACTGGCCAAAGGATTTAGAATTCGTTGTACCTGATTTTGAATTTACAACACTGGATAAAAACAAGAGTGGCAAACAAGAGGTAATACAAGATTCAACAAAACAGGAGGAGAAATGATCATTGAAAACATTGCTGCATTAAGAAAATATATTTCCACCATTGCAGCCAGTGATGAGGATACCAGCGATCAGTTTAGTAAATACTTAACTTATCTCAAGTCAGCTGAAAAGTTTCTGAAGCGTGAAATTATTGGCAGCGCTCTTTACGAACTGCTTGAAGAGCCAAACGTTGATCTGGTTGATCATTGCGCTGCAGTTGTCGCGCATAAAGCTTATATAGATGCTATACCTTTTCTTGATCTGATTGAGACCGGCTCCGGATTTGCAGTAACAAGTAATCAAAATCTCACACCTGCCAGTACTGCCCGTGTCCAGGCTTTAATTAAAGCGACTGAAATCAGATTAGGAGAATGCATTGAGGACCTGCTCGAGTACCTGGAAGAAACACCTGAATTCCATGACGAATGGAAACCCTCTAAGACATATTCCATGATTAGCGACTCATACATTATGAATTTAAGGGAATTCAGGAATTATGCTCCATTTGAGGCTGGGAGATTAGAGTTTGTAAAAAAGCGTCCTGACATGCTAAAATCAAGAATGCTCAAGATTGAACCGGTTATAAGTAAAGAGCTCTCTTTAGAGATTATAGAGCAGCTGCGTGATGATGACTTAAATGAAGCTAACAAGGAAATTATAGAAGATTTACGATTCGCTCTGGCTAATTATACAATCAATGCTGATATTGTTGCTGACAGCTTCTTATCGAGGGTCAAGGCTTACTTAATTGCTAAGGTAGATTCATATCCTTCATTTAAGGCAAGTTCTATTTACCAGCATTACATTAAGACAAAAGATTCACAACTGGAATCACCATTTTTAAGATGCGGCATATGACAATCAATCTAACTGTTCCTGTAAAATGGAGTGAACTATCCATCAAGCAAGTTGAGTATTTCTCTAAAATGCTCCTGAAGGAATTATCAGAGACTGAATTGATGACTTTGTGTTTCCTGAAATTTTCAGGACTGAAGCTGATAAAGAAAGCGATTAAAGAAAGGACCGGGTACCAGTATATTTTCAAGAAAAAGGGGCAGTCAAGATTCCTTATGGATGCTGATCAGGCTACCTCCTGTATTTCAAAAATGGAATTCATGGTAAAAGAAGTCTCGTTATTTAGGTTATCCGAAAAGATTAAGAAATACGTTTCTTACGATTTCAGAATGTATGATGTATGTCTTGAACAATACCTTTTACTTGAATCATTCTATCAGGCCTTCTTATCAACTAATGATACTGCATACTTAAATAAGATGTTAGCTATAATGTATCACCTGAAGGAAGAAAAATGGAATGTTGATCTTCTGCCGGTATGGGAAAGGAGGTTTAAAAGAGTCCCTCTATTCAGGAAGTATGTCATTTTTTTATGGTACTCAGGCGTAAAGAAATGGATCATAGACAAATACTATTACGTATTCTCAGGGAGTGATGATTCAAAATCCAATCCTGATGAGATAATACTGAATTTAATTTCAGCTCTGAATGATGGTGATATCACCCACAATAAAGAGATCCTCGCTACAAATATTCATGAAGCACTTTTTGAACTTAATAGAAAAATAGAACAATCAAGAAATGTTTAACCTGGCTGATTACTTAGATAATATATTGCCTTTAGTGCCTGAAGTAAAAAAGACTTACAAGACTTCAGATCTCTCCCAGATAGAGCAGCTGTTAGGCGATATCAGGAACAATCCGGATGTGGCAATCATTGTCCGTGAAACAGGCGATGGATATCTTAACCTGAAGGACCGACAACTAGATTCAGGTTATCATAATTTCTTCCTGGTAGTAAGATCAAACGGGAAAAATAGCGACGACAGGCATTTAGCAAAGAAAAAAGCCTTTGAAATCGGACTAAAGGTTCTCAGGATAATGAAATCACAATCCGCTGACTTCGGTGACCCATGCTATGGCATTGACTTTTCAAAGATTGACTATTTAGGAATCGGGCCAATTGGAATGGATTACCATGGTTATTCTTTTTACTTCTTAACTGAACAGTCCGTTTAATGGCTGAAAATGCAAATATCTCCCTAACTGTCGAGGCGTGGGCCGACATCGTTATCAAGGAATGGCTCCGAATGATCCAGGCATTAAAAATCAACCATACAGGTTTACTGGCTGCAAGTTTTATAAAATATATCACTACTAATGCCGGAGGAGATCCTAACAAGATTTCGTTTGCTTTTGAGTGGTATGGAAAGATGGTGGACTACGGAGTAGGAAAATATGTCAGCCTTGATATCAGGGATGCTCTTCTAGCAGCTGGAGCAATAAGGCGACGGCCGAAACCATTCTTCACTGATACTTTCTACAAGCAACTCGAAGTCCTCAGGCATTTAATGGAAGAAAAGCATGCTCTACGGACTGAATTATTTATTCAACAAAATATGAGTGACAATGCCGATTTATCAGGTTGGCAAAAAATACAGATATAATGGGAAGAAAAGCTGAAGTTGATGTATACGTCAACAATGAAAAAGCAAAAGCCAGGTTAGCGGAAATTGGCGAAGAGCTAAAGAAATTGAAACTCTTAAAGGATAAATTCCTTCAGGAAGGAAATGCTTCAGGTGTCGACACCGTCAATAAGGAAATGAAGAAGCTGAATGGTGAGTCGGCCAAGCTATCTAAGAATGTTATTGATGTTAATGCGGTTTTGAAGAATCTTTCAAGTGCATCAATTCAGGAATTGAATGCAGCTCTGCGTGTGGCCAGCCGTGAATTGAACCAGATGAAGAGATCTGATCCCGGATTCGGCGAACAACAGAAAAAAGTTGCCAGTTTACGGACTGAACTTGATAAAGCTACTGGTAAAGCAAAAGAGCATCAGTCTACCATGGGGAAACTTGCAAACGGCTTTAATAAGTATTTTGCCATAGCTACAGCATTTATGGCTTCTATTACCGGTATAGTGCTAGGGTTTAAAAAAACAGCCGAACAGGTTGCTCATCTTGACGATGTCTATTCAGATGTTATGAAAACTACCCAGCTTACACATGATGAGGTTGTTTCATTGAATGAGGAATTCAAGAAAATGGATACTCGTACTGCCCGTGAAAGTTTAAACAAACTTGCAAGTGATGCTGGTAAATTGGGGATTGAAGGCCGAAAAAATATACTTGATTTTGTTGATGCCGGTAATCAAATTAATGTTGCGTTGGGAGAAGACCTAGGTGAGGATGCAATAAAAAATATTGGTAAAATGGTTGGAGTGTTTGAAGATGCTAGTTCAGAACTTCAAGGACTTGATCTGAAGGGGAAAATGCTTGCTGTCGGTTCTGCAATTAACGATATTGGAGCAAGTTCATCAGCCAGTGAACCTTTTCTAATAGATTTCGCAGGGCGTCTGGGTGGTATTGCGAAACAAGCCAATATCAGCTTAAGTGCAATATTGGGGTATGGGTCGGCCCTTGACCAAGACATGCAAGCAGTAGAAATGTCTGCTACAGCTCTATCAAACTTTATTATGAAACTTATGTCTGACCCTGCTAAGTTTGCTCGATTAGCGGGATTAGAGGTAAAATCATTTACACAATTATTGAAAACAGACGCTAATGCAGCGATTAAACAAGTACTTACAAGCCTTAACCAAAAGGGCGGTTTTCAAAACTTAATTCCCATATTTCAGGAAATGGGACTTGATGGCGCCAGAGCTGTAGCCGTGTTAAGTTCTATGTCTGGAAGCATTGAAAAGGTTGATGAAGCACAGAAAATTGCCAACAAGGCTATGTTAGATAATGTCTCTATCACAAATGAATATAATATCAAAAATGACAATTTGCAAGCAAAGCTTGAGAAAGCACGTAAAGCATTTTTCGAACAAGCCCTTATTTTAGGCGAAAAACTTAGTCCTGCTATCTTAGTGAGCACAAATGGATTTACTGTTTTAATAAAAGCGTTGGTATTATTGCCTGAGCATTTGCGACGCAACCAAGTTATATATATTAGTCTTGCAGGTGCTCTTCTTGCCTATAATGCCGCAATGGTTAAATCCATTTTTTTGAAATCTGTTGATTGGGTTTGGAATAAGAACTTGCTTGCTCAATGGATACGGAATACAGTTGTGCTTAACTCAATGGTAGCAGCTGAAAGGTTAAAGGCAATTTGGACTGCTCAGGGAACTATTGCTTCGAAAGCAGCTACTACAGCTCAGTGGTTGTGGAATGCGGCAGTTGCAGCCAATCCAATTGGATTAATCATTGCCGGTATTACTGCCTTGGTTGCTGCAATAAAACTTTATGATAAGTATAACGCTGAATCTGTCAGCCTTGAGAAAGAGAAAAAGAAGAGGATTGAAGAAGTTAAGCTTGCTTCAGATACTTTAAATGTTAGTAATGAGATCAGGGTGAAATCGCTTGAAGCACTTAACACACTGACAAAAGATCAGATTCAGTTACTTGCTGATCAAACAAGCAGTACATTAAAACAAGCTGAAGCTGATCTTGAAAGTGCAAAAGCAAAGCAGCTTTTAACTCAACAGGAAAATACCAGGGTTACACTTTGGCAGAAAATGGTAAATTATCTTGGTTCCGGAAATAATATGTTCGTTTATGCGTCTAAAAATGCTTTGGATGCTGCTGATAATGGCTTGAACGCTGCTGAGGAAATGCAGGAGGGAATTGATGCTTTAAGTGAAAGTATCAAACGTCTTAAAGACCAAAGCAATGAATTGAATAAGACACTCACTGCAGAAGCTGACGCTGATAAGATTCAAAATCGCACTCTAAGCCAGTTAGAAGAAAAATTAAGACTTTATCAAGCTGCTTTAAAAGCAGCTACTATAGGATCAGAGGAATATACCAGAATTCAAAAAAAGATATCTGATACGAATACATTGATAGCTAAGGAGCAAGATAATAATAACAAATCTACAGCTGGGGAAGTAGAGAAAAATATAGGGGCCTACCAGGAACTTAGTGAAACTATATCAAAGCTTGAGAAACAAATTAAAGATCTTGTTGCTGCTAACAAGCCGGTTCCTGATTCTCTTATTCACCAGCTAACTTCTAAAAAGGAAGAGCTAAGGCAAGTTGAGGAGACTATTAAGAAAATTGGAGAAGGGATTGCTCTAATGTCTGCCAAAAAAGCCGGTCTGATTCCTCAAGAGACTCCAACGATTGATGGAACCATGGTTCCAAGAACCGGACATTCTGAAGTTGTGACAGGTAAAAAATATACTGAAGATGAAAAAGATGAGAGAGAACAAGCTGCGCTATCAATAGCTGATTCAACACAGAATGCAATTTTTGACATTGTTCGGAATAAACAGCAAGCTGCTTTTGATCATAAAATGTCGTTACTTGACAAAGCCAGGGAGAAAGAACTGAGTAACGAAAAGTTAACAGAAGATCAAAGAGACAAAATAAGGGAGAAATACCGAAAGAAAGAAGCGGCCTTAAAACTGGAACAGTGGAAAAAGCAAAAAGCAGCAGATATTGTGCAGGGTATTATTAAAGGAGCATTAGCTGTAATTACGGCAATGTCTCAGCTAGGTCCTTGGGGTGCTGTGGCTGCGGGTGTTGCTGTGGCTGCCGAACTTGCTGTTATAGCTGCACAGAAGCCACCACAATTTAAATCAGGTGGTTTTACTGATCGGTCAATAAGCGATGATACACCTGTAGGTGAGGTTCACGCAAATGAGTTTGTGGCCAATGCATATGCTACACGTAATCCTTCCGTTAGAAAGGTTCTCAATATCATTGATTATGCACAGAAATCAGGAGCAATTAAAACGATTAATTTACCTGCTATCGTTGCAAGCGCAGCATATGAAAGAAAACTTAAAGCCGGCGGATATGTGACAAGTACAAGCGTTTCACCAATACCATCGTATAACAGCCAGGACATGATGGATGTAGTAAATGAATTTCGTCAGGTTGTAAATGAGTTTAAAGCCAATGGAGTCAAGGTTGAGACTCAAGCAACACTCGTCTATCAGGATTTCAAGGAAATGCAAAAGAAAGAAGAGAAGGCTATTAGCTTAACAAGTTAAATTGTCCTTTGGCCAGACGTACTGCAGTATTAAACTTGCAGTATGTTCTCGATAAGTCAACAACCTCCGGTAGTCGCCCTTTCAGGGTCATCATTAATCTTCGCCGCATCCTCCGATCGGGTTGAAGAATTTTACAGAGTAATGGCTCTTCCCTTTCCTGATGACCCTGAGACAGGCGATCTTCTACCTTTGAATCAAAATAACCAGGCTGTTTTTGATTTGCATGAATACTTCATGGGTACCAGGCTTTCAGAATTTGTGCTAGATAATGTATATCTACATGTAAATGCATGCAAACCGGCACAAATTCGATTTAAAGAATACTTTGGCAATCCTCCTGAATCCGTTGGCGAATTAACGTTTAATGGCAATATCCTTGGCGGAATTATCCCACGCTGGAAGCAAAATGAATTTAGGGCACTTTACAGCTCTTTTCATGAATATTTACTTACGGTTAAGCCTTACCTAACATGGAGTCCAAGAACATTCAAAAAAGTGCTTCCTGACCAGCCTGAACGGTTGTATTTCTTGAATACTAACTTAGCTGCCACATTAAAAATCATTGTTGGTGTTTACTTTAATGATGGGACATTCGCCCTACATGATCCAGATAGAAGTATAGATGCCGGACAATATCAGGTTGTATCCTTTGCAACCGGTTTCAACGCTCTTGGTCTTCAGGGGTGGGCTGACATAAATCACTCCGGGAAGAAAATAACACACTACTACGTTTCAGTCACCAGGAACGCTTTTGGCATTAGTGAACCATTCCCATATAAAGTAGATTACAATGATCACAGAAATGTAAGATACATTGTTTTTAAAAATTCCCTCTCCGGATGGGATGTGATCGCATGCACCGGTGAATTCGATGAAACAACTGAAGTTGAAAGAAGCACTGCATCAAGGATTGCAGATGTTAATGATTTAAGCCGGTTGCATAAAATTGAATACAATCGTGAATCTTCA